GGGGGGGGGGTCGGCAGCCGACCCCCTTAAATACTAAGCTTTTAAATAATAATATTAATAAAAGCTCTTATAATATGGAAAGCGAAAATCAACCGTGCAACGGAAACCTTGCAACGGTTAAAATTGAAAAACCGCGCAAGGCTTTAGCTAACAGCGTTAAACATGACTTTGCTGGAAGCATGAATGCCATGGCTTGTGAAAAGCGCCACATTGAACAAAACGAGCAGTACAAGCCGGCTGCTAAGCGTGATAACCATGCTTTTAACGACACGCGAGCTAACGAGCCGAGATCAACGGTCAATTGCTTTGCGGACGTTGAAAGCCAATCCACGAGCTACAAACCTCAACCCGTTGTCTTGGGCAAAAATAGGTCATACAAGTACAAAGACATACTTGCGGAAAAAATAGCGAGCAAATACAAATGATGTCAATACGTGATAGATTAGCGACTACACAGCCTAAAAAGCAGTTATCCAAAAAAACGCGGCAGCTTTTGCTCGATATGTCTCTAGCTGCATATCAGCTTGATGCAAGCAAGCCAGCGAGTTTCTACTATGAGCTTTTTTTAAGCCGATTAAGACTTAGTTACAAGACTTCAACTAACAAAGACAAATTTTTGGAATATTTGGAATAGGAATGCGCATGACGACAAAAGAGCTGGAACAGATAAAAAGCTACTCTAAGCTAATTGTTTATGAGCTGCATAAAGCCGTTTTTGATGCGGCCATTTTTGACAAGCTGAAAGCTACCTTGAGGCTAGCCGAAGAGCTTGAGTTTTTTGTTGAAAGTCTGGGCATATCGCAAACTCACTCGACAGCAGCTGCAGTTACTAACATTTTACAATTCAGGGCTAGAGCATGTTTTTAAACAAAAGAACAGGTTGGTTCGAAATGTCACCGATCGAGCTTAAAGCTAAGCTGTTGCGTTTAAATGAGCTTTATGACATACCTATGCCCAAAGATGTAAGCTTGGGGCAAAGTACGTACTGTGGGGCTAGAATTGAGCCTGAAGCGATTCTTGAGCCAACTTTAAAACCTAAAATCCAAATTACGGTCAAAAAACGAAAAGACTTGAACGGGCTGGCATGTGAAAGACGTTAATCACAAAAAAACGAAAGACATTTTCAAATTGTCAGAAAGACTTACAACTGAGCAACTTGATGCTTTAAAAACGATAAAGCCCGGGCATAATCCGCGAGGCATTCAAAAACGACCGCAGAAACCTGTAGGAACCGCCCAGATTTAAGCGCTGTTAAGTTATGCACGAATGGAGTAGCACAAATGCAATTAGGATACAGCAAGCGCGTAGACGCTAATCAAGCGCGTTTAGTCGAGATGATGAGACAGCTTGGAATGCGCGTGCTAGTGCTCTCAAGCGTGGGACGAGGCGTGCCAGACTTGCTTGTCGGCTGCAACGGACTGCTCAAACTCTGCGAAGTAAAAGACGGTAAAAAATTTCTCAGCGCGCAAAAACTCACGCAAGATCAAGTAAAGTTTTTTTCGGACTGGGATGGATATTGTTGCATCTTGCGCTCAGAAAATGATGTTTTAGCACTCAGGAAAAGTATGATAAAATGTTAGTCAGTCTGTGCGAAAAAGAACATTTACAAAAAAAAAGGGAATATTATGAACAAAATTTGGAATTTTTTAGAAAATAATATAACGAAAGTTATTGGTATACCCCTCGTTTTAAATGCTGTTGAGTTTTTAATGATGCTTATGCATTCGCTGGAAGACGGCTTAATTTCACACGATGAGCTTGAGGTTTTACTCAAATTTGGCGACGGAATTAATCTGATTATTTTGTCATCAGTCATGGCTTACCTAAAATTCAAAAAAAAATAATAGAAGAAAAGGGGTAAAAATGTATAAATTTAATCAAATATCGCTCGATAAATTGCATTCTTGTCATCCTGATTTACAAATTCTTTTTAAAGAAGTTATTAGGCACGTTGATTGCTCAATCATTTGCGGTCATCGCAATCAGAAAGATCAAGACGCAGCTTTCACCGCTGGAAAGTCCAAGCTTAAATTCCCAAATGGGAAACACAATAGCAATCCGAGCATGGCGGTTGATGTTGCTCCTTTTCCTATCGTTTGGGATAACCACAAACGGTTTTATTGGTTCGGCGGCTACGTCATGGGCATCGCTGAAATACTGCTGCAGCACGGAATTATCACGCACAAAGTAAGATACGGCGGCGATTGGGATGGAGACGGTGACATTACAGACCAAAAATTTAACGACTTGCTGCACTTCGAACTTGTCACACCATCAAAACCCAATGTTCTATATGGAACTTAAGGCATGAAAATGAAAGTATGCGGAAAATGCAGAGGCAATAAACAAATAGCGGCGATGGGCGGCATCAAAACAAAATGCCCGACTTGTAAAGGGCTGGGCGCGACTGCTAGTGATAAAGTTGAAGCGGTTATAAAAGATACGAGCGAAGCCGTTTTTCTTGGCGATGACAGTAAGAAAAAAATGGGCAGGCCTAAAAAAATAGTTCCTGCGCAGGAGGAATAAGCCATGGCAGAAAAGAAAAAGAAAAAAGAGCCACCAAAAAACAAACCAAAAGCTAAAAGAAAAGTTGGATCGCCAACAATTTACAATACAAAACTTGCAGACAAAATTTGCGAGGTTGTTGCAACAAGCAATTTAGGTACTAACAAACTTTGCTTGATCCATAAAGCATGGATGCCGTCACAAGATACTATTTATAAGTGGCGTTATCGTCATCAAAAATTTGCTGAGAACTATGCAAAAGCCAAAGCCCAACAAGCTGAATTGCTCGCAGAAGAAATTATTGATATAGCCGATGACGGGTTTAATGATACCTATATCGATGATGAGGGTCTTGTTAAAACCGACTCTGACGTTATACAAAGATCACGCTTAAGAGTTGATACGAGAAAATGGTATGCTTCGAAATTAGCGCCAAAAATTTATGGTGATGCTCGAAGAGTTGAAAACCTTGAGAGTCAAAATGCCGAACTTATTGCAGAGATGAAAGAACTTCGACAAGAAATAATTGAACAAAATAAAAAAGAGTATTAATGCTAAATAGAATTGAAATGATTGAGAAAGAAATAACGGCATCTGAGCTAAAAGGCTCCCTTATTTTATTCATCAAATATTTTTTTAAGCATATAACATCACGCGATTTCATTATCAGCAAGCCCATTGGCCGAGAATCGCATCACATCACGCTATGTAGAGCGTTAACAGCACTTAAGCGCTTAGAGATACCGAACCACCGACTTAATATCAACGTTCCGCCGGGATATGGTAAATCAACTATTCTTTGCATGTGGATAGCATGGTGCATCGCTGAGTATCCTGATTCTAACTTTCTTTATATAAGCTACTCGTTTGACCTTGCCGTCAAACACACAGCTTTTATTAAGACTATTATCGATTCAAAAATGTATCGGTATTTATTCGATGTTGAGCTCAAAAAAGAAAGCAGAGCCAAGGACGCTTTTGAGACATCAGCAGGCGGAAAGATCAAGGCTTTTGGTTCAGGGGGTGCGATTACAGGCCAAGATGCAGGCTTGCCCGGCCTTGACCGATTTTCAGGCGGTGTTGTTATAGACGATGCGCACAAAGTAGATGAGGCGCATTCAGACACGCAGAGGAAAAAGGTAATAGATAATTACGTTGAGACAATCAGACAGCGGCCTCGCGGCATTAACGTGCCAATAATTAACGTTGGACAGCGGGTTCACGAAGCTGACTTATCAGATTTTTTAATTGAAGATAATGATATTTGTACGTGGGAATCTTTAGTTTTAAAAGCGATGGACGATGCTGGTAATGCTCTTTATCCCGAGATAGACCCCGTTGAGAAGTTGTTAGCGCTGCAAGACAAGTCACCGTATGTTTTTGCGTCACAGTATCAGCAAATCCCATCCCCTGCGGGAGGTGGCCTTTTTAGCTCAGAGTGGTTTTTGGAACTGGAAGAAGAACCAAAGATGCTGCATACATTTTTAACCGTTGATTCGGCAGAAACCGATAAAAACTACAATGACCCCACAGCTATCAGCTTTTTCGGCATCTATGAGATCGAAGCTTTCGGAAAAAAAACGGGCGAGCTAGGACTCCATTGGATAGACTGTATCGAAGGATGGATTGATGCTAAAGACCTAGAGGATTTCGTTTTAGACTTTTGGACGGAGTGTTGTCGTCATACTGTGCCGCCATTTGTTGCGGCAATTGAAAAAAAATCAACAGGTGTAACTTTAATTGCTGCCTTAAATAAAATTCAAGGCATTAAAATTAAAGAAGTTGAGAGAACAGCGGCGTCAGGCAGTAAGACTGCTAGATACATAGAAATGACGCCGTACATCGCTAGCAAGCGAGTGACATTTACGCGGGGCGGAAGGCACGTTGCTAACTGCAAGACTCACATGGAAAAGATTACAGCTAATAATACACATCGTCACGATGATATTTGTCATATAGCTGGAAGCAAGATAGCGACCATCTACGGCAATAAAAATGTTGAGGATATAAGAATAGGCGATAAAGTTATTACGCCTTTTGGCATTGGCTATGTGTCAGCTTGTGGCTCGACTGGATTTCATAAAGTGATAAGCAAATTCGGCTTAACAAGCACGCCAAATCATAAGGTTTATACCCCTGACGGGTTTATTCCCCTTGATACACTGAACGATGATGCTAAAATAGATCATTTATCACTGAAAGGGTTGTTAAGGTGGAAATACTTAAAACTATTGTGTTTAACGGAATCAAATACTCACTTGTCAGTAAGAAGCGATATTATATTAGCCAGTCAACAACAAATTCATCGAGGAAGTTTGCGAAAGGACTTCATGTTGCAATTTGGGAATTTCATTCGGGCAAGGCAGTTCCTAAAGGCTTTGTTATTCATCACAAAGACAGCAACCATTTTAATAACGACTTTGACAATTTGGAGTGCATTTCGTTTAAGCAACACATGCAGGAACATCGCCAACAAAAAATTGATTATGCAAAGTCAGAAAGCGGTCTTGCTAATCTTCGGAAAGCTCAAGAAGCTGCCAAGAAATGGCACAGAAGTGAAGAAGGCAGGAAATGGCATAGGGAAAATATTATCAAATGCTTGCCGAAAATATTTATCGAGCGTGAAGCAAGTTGTATTATTTGCAATAAAAAATTTTTATTTACTAAGCCCGGGAAAATTGCAGAAACATGCAGTTTGCAGTGCAACACCAACAAATATCGATCGAGACTTGGAAATTTTGCGGGAAAATGTATTGTCTGTGGAAATGATTTCACTGCGAAAAAACAACATCCACAATCTAGAAATAGAAAAACTTGCGGTAAGTCGTGTCAATCAAGCACCAGATCATTACGACATAAAGCAAGTTTATAGTCTCACCGTTGAAAATTACGGCGTATATTATTGTAACGGAATTTTATTACAGAATTGCGATACACTTTACGATGGAATTAAGATAGGGTTAATAGATAAGTCACTATACAAGTTTAACAGCAAAACCAAATCCGCAGGTGATGACGTTATGTCTGCCATAGGCCAACAAATGAGACGGCAACACGCAGCGAGGGCAAACCGAAATGTACGTTAAAAAAAGCGAAAAAGACAGCTTTGATAACATAAAAGACGATATAGAACACGGTTATCTATACTTTAAAAATAACTACAAGATGTATAACGATTTTATCCGCTTTGTTTTTAAAAGCAGCTTGGACGGTGCGGACATTGCAGTGAATAACGAACTTGACCGACCAAGTATGGAATATAACATTTTAGAATCTTACATCAGTAGATTATGCGGTGAGTTTTCAAAAATGGATCCAGCATTTTCTGTCAGGTCAAAAGAAGGCGTTAAGCTGATAGACCCACGTGTTATCGAGCTAGTTGAAGCGCATTTAAAAGCGGCATTTGTGTCATGTGATAAGAACGCGCTGAGTTATCATCTTTACAGAGATATCTTATCAGGCGGTTTTAGCGTTGCGAAAATTTACACTGACTACGGTGACCCCATGAGTTTTGACCAGAAAATTTATGTAGAACGCGTTTTCGATCCGACACTAACAGTATTTGATCCTCTCGCAAGAAAATCACATAAAGGCGATGGCAGGTTTTGCTGTGAACTTTTTCCTAAGAGTGTTGGCGAAGCAGAAGAAATGTACGGCAGTGATATACTTAAAGACGCAAAATTTTCGCGAAGCACTAGCATAGATCAATTCAATTGGACTTATAGAAATCAAAAAGAAGACATCATTTTATTCGGTGAGTATTTTAAAAAGAAAATAAAAAAGGTAAAAATTTTAAAGCTTGCTAACGGGCATTCTGTAACTGAAAAACATTATCAAGCTTTTCTGGAAAAATGGGAACAGGCTGGAATACTTGAGCAGCCGCCCGCGATTATGAAAAGTCGTATTACTGATATCGAGACGATAGATAAATACATTATTACTGGCAGTAAAATAATTGAGCATACAGATACAAATTTCTCTATGTTGCCATTGGTGTTTTTTGACGGTAACAGCGTAGTTGTTCGGTCAGACAACAACAGTCAAGCTGAACAAGTAGTTAGACCGTACGTTTATCATGCGCGTGATACGCAAAGAATGAAAAATCTGGCAGGTCAGACGCTTTGTAATGAAATCGAAAACATGATGCAGCACAAGTGGTCGGCTCCGGTTGAAGGCATACCGGACAATGAAGATTATAAGCTTGCTTACACTGAGCCGCAGAAAGCTTCAATCGTGCTTTATCAGCAATATAAAGATGGTGATGTAAACGTGCCACTTAATCCGCCACGCGAAATTATTAGGCCACCGATTCCACCTGAAATTACATCTACTTTTCAGATGGCAGATCAAACTGTGCAGGTTATTCTAGGCTCATACGATGCGGCTCAAGGAGACACCAACGGTGAGCTATCAGGTGTTGCAATGATGCAGGGCGCAATGCATTCGAACGCTGCAGCCATGCCTTACACGATGGGCTTCATTAATGGTTGGGCGCGGTGCGGAGAGATTTACCTAAACTTGCTGCCTAAATATTACGTCACTCCCCGTTCAATTCCTGTGATGCTGCCAAACGGTAAGCGCGACTACTACGAAATTAATGACAAGGCTGGTAAAAACATTAAATTCGATTATGACGTTTCCGCTTTAGATGTATCTATAGAGCCGGGCGTTAACTTCGCTGTGCAGAAACAAATTGCGATGAAAACGCTAGAGCATTTAATGGATATCAGCGAAAGTTTTAGAAGTTTTATGGAGTCAGAAGGTCTAGAAGTGTTGCTGGAAAACATCGACATCAAAGGCATAGACAAGCTAAGATTCTTAGCGCAGAACTGGATGGAGCAACAGAAAGAGAAGGCCGCACAAGCTGCTGAGCAAGCTAAAAATCAAGTAACACCTGAGCAAATAGCGAAAGCGCAGATACAAACTGAGAACAAGAAAATTGATTCTGAGGCACAAATAAGCAGGCTAGAGGCGAGCATCGAAGCAGCTAAGGTTGCATCCAATGAAGCTATTAAAAACAAAGAAATTGATATTAAATTTTTGGAAGTGATGAGCAAGGTTCAGGGCGCTGATCTTGATCGTGCGCTGCAACAAGAAAAGGTTGCTAGCGAAAACGCTAGGACAGCAGTTGAAGCAGTGACAAAGCTTAGCAGTCACATGCAAGAAATGGGAAACAAGTCAAAAATAGGGGAACAAGCAAATGAAAGGCAAGATAACGAGCAAGCCCAAGAGTAAAACTATTTTAGTTGATATGCCAGTCAAGAAATTGGCAAAATCGACCAAAAGTGAGAGTCCAACGACCAAAAAACGTGCGGTTTTAGATGAGAGCTATAAAAAGATGAAGAAAAAACGGTAGTTGTACAAATAGTTTTTTATCTGTACTATCTTCTGAAATAGCTTACGGAAAGCACATCTCCGGCGACCACGCAATCATGCGGGAAAATGATAGATCACAGACTTAAACTGTGCGGACACGTTCACAACGGCAACAGTGAGATAACAATGATTGATGAGGCATCTTTAGATATCGGAGAAACATTACTTTCTGGCAACGCAGCTTCAGTAGAAGATGTGGCTGTAGAAAAAATGATTCCGGCATCTCGCGTTGAGGAACTTGTAAAAAAAGCTAAACTCAAGGGGAGAGACCAAGTGCAAGAAGAACTCGAATCAGTAAGAGCGGAAAATGCTAGCTTGAAGCAAAACGCAGGAAGCATGGGCGGTATGTCTGCTCCTGTCAATGTTGACGAGATCAGAAAGTTAATTATGTCTGACCTTGAGCAAAAGTTTCAAGAATCTAACAAGGCTCGTGCTGAAAAAGAGATGAACGATGAAGCTAAGAAAATAGCTGATGAATATCATTCCAAAATGCGTACTGGTAAAGATACGTACGAGGATTTTGATGACATTATGGCTGACTTTGACCCTTCTGCATTTCCAAACATGGTTTTTTTAGCTAACAAAATGGAAAATACACCTGCTGTTATGTATGAGCTGATGAAAAACCCAAATAAGTGGGCAACCATAGCAGTACTTTCAGAGCGTGACCCAAAGGCCGCTCAGAAAATGATAGCAAGTATTAGTTCTTCCATCATTGCTAATAATCAAGCTAAAGATAATGAGCAAGACATTGCTCCGCCGCTAAATCGTTTGTCATCTTCGATCACCGGTCAAGACAATGGCAAGCCGACTCTGCGCGATTTCAAAGATAAATACAGAGGATAGTTCGGCCTAACCATGTTTTGGCTTCTGTTTTTTTTTAACGGAGATATCACATGCCTGTGCCAAACAATATTTTACAAAATGTCCAAACTTACAACGAAGCTGATTTAGCATACTTACAAAATTATAGCTGCTTTATCGAAACCTCGAACAAAAAATACAGAGACTTTCAAAAAGCAAACCCAGCGAATTTGGGCGACATTATCAGTTTTGATAAACCACCTCGGTTCGTTGCTAACGATGGTTTAGAAGTGTCGTTTCAAGGTGTTGAACAACGCGTGCAACAGTTAAAAGTAGATAAAGCAAGAAATGTCGGCATCAATGTAACAGCGCAGCAATTAATTTTTAACGTTGACGATTATATGGATCGTTTCGGTCGCGGTGCGATACAAGAACTTGGTGCGGAAATTGAATCTGATATTGCTACTCTTTGCGAAACCAGTCCTTACCGATTTTATGGCAACGGCGTGACTCCGATTTCATCGTTTAATCAACTTGGCCAGATGCTTGCTTTTTTCCGAAACTTTGGTGCATCTCTTCACGACACAAAAGCCTATCTTTCCGATGTTGCTATACCTGACATCGTTGGCACAGGCTTAAATCAGTTTGTTCCTGAGTCTAACGAAAAGTTAAGAAACAGTTGGGAGCTTGGTGCATTTAGTAAATGTAGTTGGTACACATCAAACTTGTTACCAGAGCATACCTCGGGTTCAGAAGGTCAAGCGGGTGTCACTCTTACAGTTGTAAGCACAACGGTTGATGCAGACGGTGCTGTCACCGCAATCGAATTTAGCGGTACTTCTGCGGCGTCTGATGCAAGCTCAGTTGCAATTCATGACAGATTTCAATTCCAAGATAATGTTGCCGCTTTGCCGAACATTCGTTTCAGAACGTTTATCGGTCACAAGCCTTCTGCGTCACCTGTACAGTTTAAATCTACCGCAGCTGCAGCTAGCACTGGCGCATCACGTGTAACGGTTACCATTGATCCGCCTTTACAAGCAACCGCTGGACGTAACCAAAACACTACGCAAGCGATTGTTGCTGGTATGCAAGTCAAAGTTCTACCATCACACAGAGTTGGCATGGTTCAGTCGGGCAATCAGCTATATGCTGCGATTCCACCTTTACCTGATTGTGACCCGTTCAAAACTTCTGTTGTGACCGACCAAGAAACTGGCTGTAGTTTACGGCTCTACACGGGCGCGCAGTTCGGCCAAAACTTATATGGCACAGTAACGGACGCAATTTGGGGTAAAACTCAAGTTTCTGATAACGCCTTAGCAATTATTTTCCCTGTTTAATAGGAGTGACATAATAATGAGTGTAAATATCCCTATCGTGAACAAGGCATATCTTGCAGTTTCTGGATTACAAATTTCATGGGCAAGCGGAACAACGTTAACGGTTCAAGCAGGCAGCGCGAGAAATAGCACTAATGTTAATGACATCGTTTCTAGTGCATCGGTAACGATTAACGCAGCTGTAATCGGTATCAACGGCATTGATGCAGGCGCTTTAGCTAACAGCACGCTGTATGGCATTTATGCGGTTGGTGATTCTACTTACAACAGCACCTCAGGTTTCATGTTGTCAGCTAGCTTAACTGCACCAACTGTTCCGGCTAATTACGACATGATCCGTTTGATCGGTTATGTACGTACGAGCGGCGCCGCGGCGATGTTGCTTGGATATTGGAGTGGGTCAGCTAACGATAGAATGTTTAGCTACGATGCGCCAATAGCTACGGCAATTACGGCCGGTGCAGCAACTACGGATACTGAAGTAATTCTCGACACTTTTGTACCGCCAACCCAAGGCTTGGAAGTTTTGATAAACTACGTTATGACGCCAGCGGCCGCGAGTAGAACGCTAACACTCAAGCCTTACGGCGCTACAGGCGTATTTTTTCAAGCTACTTCACAGGTAACGTCTATAGTTGTACGCGGCACTGCTCTTGTGCAGGCTCAGCTTAATGCAGGCAAGCCTAGCTTAGAGTATCTATGGTCGGCTGGTGGCGGTGATGCTGTTGCATTAAATGTTGCGGCCTACAATTACAGCATTTAATAACATTAAAAAGGAAATAAGCCATGCCTTACTTAACTAGCGAACTTATTACTGATGCTTATTATCTAAGCAGCATTGTTAGTCGAGAGTTTGAGACACCTACAGGATCTCAAATGAGTGATGGCTTAAATCTTTTAAATGACGTCATTGCAGACAGAACGCTCGATAGAGGGACAATTCCATTTACTAGCAAACTCGCGATTACTGCGGTTCCGGGTCAATCAGAGTATTTTCTTTTAGGCTGTATTGATGTAAATATCTTTGTTTTTTACATAAACTCTATTAGATATCAGACTGTAAACCAACAAAGGAATGAGTTTTTTGGTTCTTATAGAGCAACAAATATCGCAAGTTTGCCGTTTGAATGGCACTTCGAAAGAAGTTTAAACGGTGGGAATTTATCATTATATTTTACACCTAATGTAGCTTATCCCATGGAAGTTTGGGGAACTTTTAGCCTAAACTCAGTTACAGAATTTCAAGATTTAGAGTTAACGATTGATAAGCCTTATCGTAACTTTTTAAAATATTTATTGGTTCAGCGTTTATGTCAGTTTAATTCGTTTTCTGTTCCCGCCGATGTATCGAGGCAGTTATCCAATTATTACCAATGGATAGATAAAAACAAAAATGTAATGGACTTGCGTCAAAGAAAATATAGTTCGCTCGGCGGTTCATACGGCATTAATTGGGGCATGGTAAATTTGAGCGGCGGATGGGTTCCTAACAGATAAACTGTTTTTTCTTAGGAAAAGTAATGACACTTACGGCTAATTCACAAGAAGTACCTGTTCGCATTGTCGGCTCATCGGTGTTCGGTATATATCAAACCGTGTCAGCCGAACGAACGTATAACATGTATATCACACGATCAGGCAACGGCGAGGAGGAGTGGTTAGTTAACTTTCCGGGTTACGCTGCTATCCTTGAAATGTTTGAAACAAATTTAGAAGGAAGAGGCACATTTCGATCGATAAGAGGTGGATTTGTCATTGCAGTTGTTGCTGGTGCAATATTTAGGATTAACGCATTTACTGAAGAGCCAACACAAATTGGCACAATGGATTCCACGACTGGCGAAGTTGTTATTGATGAAAATTTGTCGGGTCAAATCTGTATCGTTGGCGGACAAAAGGCATACATCTATAATTATCTGTTAGCCCCCAACACAGTGTCACTTGCAGCCTACACTGGCGCAGGCGCGCCTACATCGTCCGACTTTTTACCGAATTACGTGACGTATCAAAATACCTATTTTATTTTTGGTAATGCTGTATCGACTAGCGCAGGCTCGCAATGGTACATCTTCGAACAAGATAGTACTGTAACGCCGAGCTCGATAAAATTTGTAAAACTTTTAACGTTGCAAACTAAATCAGACTTTGCCAGAGCGGCTTTAAGAATCCCCGGCAAAGGAAATAACCTTATAGTTTATGGCTCAACAGTTGCAGAGATATGGACTAATGTTGGCGGCCAAAAAGTTTACCAGCGAAATTCATCAGTTAACATCGATTTTGGCACGGTGTCAGTATCGACCATTGCAGCTAACGATCAATTTGTGGCGTGGCTCGGGATAAATGAAAAATCCACGGCGTCAATCATGGTGATGACCGGCGGCGGCGCAGAAGAAATATCAACTGATGGCATCGATCATGTTTTGGAAAGAGTTAAATTTCCCGAAAGATCAACCGCGTTTCTTTATCGTCAAGGTGGGCATACTTTTTATGTTTTAACGTTTACTGATATTGCTGATAACTTTACAATCTTTTATGACTTTACGACTAAAAAGTTTTTTGACTTAACTGACTGGAATTTTACAGCGTTTCCCGCGCGTCAGATCATCTATTTCAACAATAAAACTTATTTTATCAGCTATAAAGATGGCAAGATGTATCAGTTGAGCAGCGATTTCACGACATACGACACATTTCCGAACGCCACGCCCGAGCGAGTAGATAGAATCTACGACATACCGTGCCAAAGGATAACGAATACTCATCGGCTTACTCGACCAGAAAAACAAAAAATTAACCTTTTTACTTTCGTGATGGAAAGCGGCACTACTGCTAACGCTTACGACATCCCGATATGTTTTGGCTATATACTAAACGAGCAGACTAACGGCATCATATACGACGAAAACGATCTACCTTTGTTAGTAGAAGGCGGTTACTGTTACACAAACAAGCCAAGAGTTGACTTGACGATATCCAAAAACGGCGGGAACAGTTACAGCAATGTCGTTTCATACGAACTAAAGGCAACTGGTAATTTTCACAATCAACCGCGTTTTATCAATTTAGGCTATGCACAACAGATAACTTATCAACTAAGATTCTGGGGTTCAGGTAGAAAAGTTGTTAAAAATGGCACAATGGAAATTGGAGGCTAAAAAATGAATCTTCAAGCTTTCATATCTGTTAAATTTGTTGAAGAGAATGGCTATTTAACAAATGAAATGCAGCTGTTTATTGATAACTTAATTCAAACTTTGATGGGCGGTTTAAGCAACGATGGCTGGACACTTCCCCAATTAACCGCTGCTGAGATTGCGACTATACAAATCGAGATGCCAGACGGCACTATGTGGTATGACTTAGACAGTCACGAGATAGTGTGCAAAGTTAACGGCGCGTTGCGAAAGATCACAACGACTGCGTATCCATAATTTTAGGAGTTTATATGTCACTTTGGGATAACTACAAACAAAGTCCTTTTAGCCCGCAAGGCGGGTTCGATATGCTATTTGGTCATAACGACCCGTCAAAAGACGCGAATCGCTACATGGATCAAATTCCGGGCGTTGCAGACAAATATTTTAATCCGTTTATTAAAAGTGGCCAGCAAGCTGGTGAAAAGCTACAAGGCCAGTACGACAAGATGATGGATCCAACGGCTTTTATGGATGAAATTATGGGTAAGTACAAAATGTCAAAAGGCGCCGAGTATCAGCGCGACCAGCTCGGTCAAGGCATTAGTGCAACGGCTGCAGCAGGCGGCATTGCTGGCACTCCTGATCATCAGCGTCAGTTCGGGGAGATGTCGGAAGGTATTATGAGTCAAGACATGCACCAGTACTTAATGGACGCTTTAGGCATTCATGCAGGCGCATTATCTGGCGAACAAGATATATATGGCAAAGGCTTTAACGCCTCAGGGTCAGCAGCAGATATGATCGGTGGCAATCTTGCATCCCAAGGAACGATGGCATATCAGCAAGCGAATCAAAAAAATATGGATCGTAACGCAATGCGAAATGCACTAATGAAAGCTCTCGCACAGGGCGCAGGCGCAGGCGGCTAAAATCAAATACAGGAAAAAGGGTACATCATGGCAATTTCGTTTCCTAATTTTTTATCAGCTCAACTTGTAAAGCCTGATGAGTCAGGCATTAGTGATGTTTATAACAATTTTTATCAAGGCATGAACATGCCGCAAGATGCCTTGATAAAAAAAATTCAGGCAGAGTTTGCGCGGCCGAAAGAAGAAGAAGCGTTAAAATCATCACAGTTAGCAAACTATCTTGCTGGCATACAAAATGAATATGCGCGCCCAAATGCTGAGCAAAGTTTAGCTACATCTCGTTTGTCAAATCGAAAAACTGGCTTAGACATCGATAAAATGGTTTTAGAAATGCAGCAGCAGAAAGAGCTAGAAAATCAGTTGCGCAATTATATGAATCAAGGCGGCCAAGGTGGCCAAGGCGGTCAATTGCCACAGCAATCAATGCCTAGCGGTCAATTGCCACAGCAAGGCGGCCAAGGTTTCCAGATGCCGCAGCAAGGACAAAGACAGCAACCACCGCGCAAAATGACCTATGTTGATGATGCAGTCAGTGCGATGAGAAAAATTAATCCTGCGCTAGCTGACGTTTTGCAAAAACAGGCAGCTCAACAAGTGCAGCCATCTTTACAACAACAACAGCAACAACAAGCTAGCGGCTTAACATCATTGGGCAACCCACAAGATGATCATCCGTCTTCTGCAGCGCTTACCGAAAATAACAATGTACAACTTTTAGAAAAAGGCAATCCGTCACAGTACGGGGTAGATAAAATGTGGGATGCAAACCCACTTTCAAGAGAATTTTTGAAGAAAAAGGGTTTTAGTAAAAAGCAGGACATTAAGTTTAATGCCAAAACCGGACAAACAACTATTCTTACAACTTACCCGAGCGGTCGTGTAACGACTCAATCAACAGCTAGCAATGCCGAATCTTTGGAAACTCCGCTGACCAGTAAAATGGTAAGTAAGCACCAAGGTATTATTGCAGCAGTAGATAATGCGATTCCAACCATTGAAAAAATATTAGATTTGAATCAAGGTGACTGGGAACAATTTCCGCGATCGTCCGGCGCATTACCCGGCTTAGGTTGGATTCCCGGCAATCAAAGTAAGTCTACAGAGTACGAGGCGCTCGTTAGCTCGGCGTTAGATTCATTGGTCGGCGCGTACGGCTTGCCTATGTCAAACGAGGGTATCGAAACCGTAAAAAAACAATTGCTGATCAGTCACGGCGAAACCGATGTAGCATACAAAAAAAGATTAAAAAATCTTCTTGAAGACCTAAAAACACGTCAAGCGTATTCGGCAAAAGAAGTTAAAAAATCGGCAAAAAATCCACCAATAGATAGCGGTGAGAATTCAAGCTTCTCATCGAATGACTGGGAGGAAGTTTAATGCTAAGAAATGACATGATTTCTATACGAAACAAAAAAACTGGTGAGACCATACAAGTACCACGGTCTCAGTTTAAACAAGTGGCGCCACGCGAACAAAAAGGCTTCAAGGGTATAACCAATGATATTTCTGACTCTTTAGGTTCAGCGCCAGCGGCGTTAGGCGATATGCTTAAATCAATTCCGGATGGCATCAAAAAAGCAGGCAGTTATGCACTTAGCAATAATCCAGTTTCGACATTCGCAAACCTTGGCGCAGGGGCAGTCGAGTCTGGCGCGGGCTTGTTGAGCTCGCCTCAAATGCTCATGCGATACCTATCAGAAAAATTCCCGAAATCAATCAAGAATGATTTTAAAGATCCAACTTTTTACGAAGGTATTATGGACTTTGAAAAAAACCATGGCATGTCCGCTAGAGACGGCGAGGAAAGCGTAAGAAACGTGGGCGGCTTGCTTGGTGGCGGGAAGGTACTATCTAAGCTTCCCAACATGTTATCGAGAACTGGCGCGATTGCAGCAGAGCAAGGCGGCAAAGGCGGTGACCCACTGCACGCGGCTATTTTAGCGATGGCAGGTGATCTTTTAGCTAAAAGCGCATCCAAAGGTATCAATAGCGCGGCTGGAATGAATAAACCACAAGCTAAGCCGATGTTACCACCTGATGAAAGCAGTGGAGATGGTGGTTTAAATCAAAATCCACAATCGATGCAGGCCGATACCCAAATCATCCCGCAAATGCAAGAAGCGGCTGATAAATCGACAGCACAACAGCCAGTAGAAACGCCACAAGTGCAGGCAGTAGGAACGCCACAATTGCAGGCGAACATGCTGGGAATGCCAACGACTCCGGGCTATATGAACACGATTAGCAACATTCCGGCTGCAGCGACAAATCTTGGTAAAACTCTTGCGAAAGCTACAATGAAAATTCCAGAAATTGCAGGAAAAACCACGGCCTCTATTTTAGAGAAAGCGGCTGATATGTCACCGAAAATGACTCAATCAATTACTCAGCCGACCTTTGGTGCTTTGGCTTCGTATCTAAAACATCTTTCCGTTCCGCCAGAAGAAATGGCAACAAGAAAAATTTTTGGTGATTTAAAAGAAGCACAGGTTCCAATAATGCAAGAAAGAATGGGCGCAGCAAAAAGGTTAGGTCTATCTTATCTATCGCCTGCAGAAGCTGCCTTATCAACTTTTGAGGCAGAGAAGCAAGGTGGCATTGGTAAAACTTCGGCTGGCTCACAAGAGCTATATAAGCAAGGTGGAATACGCGCTCAAGATGAAATTAATGCATCAAGCAGGTTCCTTGATGAGATTTACAATGATAAAGAATTGTCGCAAGAAATGAAAAATAGATATGAAGAAACAATGAACGGCAGAGTTAGTCATGAATTTATCCAAAAGCATTCTCAGCTACCTGTAATTGCAAGTGCCATGAATAAAATAAATACTGATGCATCGTACAGGCAAATAATCGAACGTGAACTAGGAGTTCCGCTCGATAAAGTTAACCCAAAGACGTTTAGATATTGGGATATAATGAAGCGCGTTTTATACGACATGGAAGACGCAAAAACGTCAAAAATTGGCAAGCCTACAACACAATCAACAGAAATAGGCAACACACGGAAAAATATTGTGCGAGAAATGGATGCCATTAAACCAGACGACTATCCTGTTGCTAGAAGTATTTCAGAGCGGCAGCATACAAGGAATAATCTTGAGAATTACTTTGATAAAAGACCAATGACCCTAAATAACTGGCACAAGTATTTATCAAGCTCAAAAAATTACAATAATTTATCTGAAAAAATTAAGGCTTTGCCTGATGCAAAGCAAACACTGGCAGACATTCATTTACTTGGTGGTGATATCATCCCCAATGAGATGACGATCAGAGAAGCTACTAAGTTAAAAAGAATGGGTATGTCTACACCAAGAAATAAGCTTGATGCTTTGAAACAAGAATTAGATGAAAAGTACGGTAAAGAGCATGACGTTGCATCTGTTAAGCTAATGACAAACCCAGACTGGCTGCAAATGTTTACTGAACAATTGTCAAATACTAGAAAAAAGAACTAAAGGAATTTAAAGATGTCGATTAACCCGCTTTATATACCACTCTTTAATATCGAAGAGGTCATATTAAATAAAGACACTGGCTTACCGCTGTCGGGCGGCATTGTTACTTTTTTTGAAGATGAGCAACGGTTAAATCCAAAATCTGTTTTTAAGATAACAGGCATTAGTCCAGATTATACTTTTTTAGACGTTGGCGCGGTTTTCACCTTAGGCATATCGGGAACTTTTGTTGATGCAAGTGGGAACCCTTTTGTTCCTTACGCTTACCCATATAACGCACTGGGCGTTTTAGGCCTTTATTATGTCACTGTTAAAAGTGCTGGATTGGTTGAGCAATTTACGCGTGAAGCGGTACCCTACGTTGGCGCCGGCGGCGTTTCACCATCTGAAAGAAGCAACACGGCAAACGAGTTAAGTAACCCGCAATTTGTCGAGATATCTTTTCCCGGCGCTAGCATGACAATAAGCGTTACGGGATCAAATACGGTTACGCCGATTGCGCCGAGTTGGGATTTAATAACGAGCGGCACTGGTGATGTAGTCTTGCAGAGATTAGAGCCAACTGCTGCAGGGATACCAACCAACCCTCCCTATGCGCTAAGTATTAGCGCTGGTGCGTCTCTAGGTGCAACAGTGACGCTAAGACAGCGATTGTTAAACTCACCTGCTTTAATGCGCTCAGAATTCGCGAGCGGTACTTTAGCAGCTGCAGTTTTAAGCGGCGGATCAGCTAATATCAGTATGACTTATATACCGTCAACTGGTACCACCACCACCACTATTATAGCAAATACAGCAATTTCAACGGATGGTGCTTATCATGTTATTAGCGGTAATGCTGCTGTAGCAGACAACATAAGCGACCCCGCTAGCACTGGGTACGTTGATATAAATGTTTTAATACCCACTTCACGCGTTATTGCTATCACAAGCATTCAAGTTGTTGGCGTGAGTTACTCGGTAAATTTAGTTTTTGATGAACAGTCAGCAAACAGGCAAAAAGACCAGCTTTTTCACTATTATGAAAACTCGCTTGTTAAACAGCCGAAATCTAATATTTTAGCAGGCTGGAATTTTGGATTAAATCCTTGGCAGTTTAGAAACCCTGCTGTGTCTAATGTCGCAAACAACACGTATACCGCAGATCAAACTATTATTATTCAGCAAGCTTTTGTCGACTCAGCAACAGGTAATAATGTTTCTGTACAGCAAGGTTCTCTGACGCAAAATTACGGATTTTTGGTTAAGTCTGTCACTGCAACAAATAAATTCTGCATGTTGCAATATGTGGCTCCGCAAACGGCAAGACCTTATTGGGGTAAGAAAGTGTCTGTGATGGTTAAGGCTTCTAGCATTATTACCGCGCCCAACGTAACGACACCACAGTTTAAAGTTAGGCTTGTATATCGAGCAGGCTTACCCGCAACACCGATGACGCAGACAGTGCCAGTTTCAGCTTGGGATAACGCAAATAACAGCATTCCTACTCTTGCAGGCTGGACTTACATTAATGCAACGAATGACCCTTTATATACTCTGACCGTAACAGAGGATTATTATTCATTTAACGGTTTCCAGCTGCCTGCTTCTACTAATGCAGACATGACCCTTGGCGTTATGATTATAATGATGAACAATCTTGATAGCACCAATACTCCAGATCAGATTCTTTTTGATAGCGTTTCTCTCGTTCACAACGATTTTGCGATTGAAGCTGAGCCCGAAACTGAAGATCAAAGCATAGCAAAATGCCAATTCTATTTTGAACATAGCTATGATGTTTTTCAACCAGCGTCAGGAACGGGTGTTGTAACAAATGTTGGCGTGCGCTTTAGCAAAAATGATTACATAGAAAACGGCGGTAACACCTCAGTTAAACGCAGGGCGTTTGGTAGCGACTTCATGCAAGTTAAAAACAAAGTGCCAACTATGCATCTTTACGGTTCTAACGCTACGACATCAGACAGAGTAAGCATTTTACTTAGAGACAGCAACGGTAACACAGTAATAACAAGATCAGATATTGCTGTTTCGACAGGTTATGCAGTGCTCAGCGCAAGCAAAACAAATTTTTATTATTTACCAAAACTCGCGGCCGAGGTGTCATCTTCAGGTGCAAATTTCCAACAGTACTACGTACAGACAGAATTTCATTACGAGGCAGATGCTCGTCTCGGCGTTTAACAAAAGGAAAAAAATATCATGACACAGCAATTCAGAACGCAACAAGAAATAAAGGCCATAAATGATTTTGGCCAAATTTTTTCAGATCAAATTTATAGCGCGACATTGGTTGCGGCGACTGAAACCACTTTAACAGTACCCGGCGGCGGGGTAATGGGCGGCATGTCATCGTATGCTGGCAGCAATGCAAACAATAAAGTTAGAGCGGTTATTCACACTGATTTAGCTGTCTGGGTGTCTGTTGATCTAGTTGCTGACGTGCCAAGTGGTGCGTCTTTTGTAAAAGACACCTCGGAATTAATTCCTGCGGGCGCTGAAAAAGCCTATACATTAAACGTTGGTCAAGTTTTAAGTTTTTTCTCAAAAGCAGCAACGACACCAAGCATTAGTGTTGCTTTTTACGCGCTATCAAGCTAAGAAAATGAGGAAAAATCATGGCAGCAATAAATAGTAAGTTTAGCAACTTCGCTGACGGCGGCGCATTAGCACCAAATGATATTGTTGTGGGCTTGCGTGCAGGCGTGAATACCAGATTCAGTTTCACTGACCCAACAGGCGTATTTCTGCCGTTGTCGGGCGGAACAATGACGGGCAATATAAACATGGGTGTCAATCTGATATCCAATTTAGCCACCCCCGTAAGTGCTGCTGATGCTACGACTAAAGCTTATGTTGATTCTGCTATTGCTACTTCAGTAAGCGGTTACTTGTCGTTGGCTGGCGGAACAATGACGGGTGCGATTGCCATGGGTAACTTTCGTATCACTGGACTGTCAAACCCATTGCTAGCGCAAGACGCAGCAACAAAAGCATACGCCGATGCTGCTGCTTCAGGGTCTTTTCTTGCGTTAGCTGGCGGTACGATGACGGGCAACATAAATATGGGTGTCAATTTGATATCCAATTTAGCCACCCCCTTAAGTGCTGCTGATGCTGTCACGAAAGCATATGCCGACCTTAAGTTGGCATTAGCTGGCGGCACAATGACGGGTGCTATTGCGATGAACGGCAATAATGTTGCTGCCATTGGCACAATGTCTTTTGCTAATAGCGGTTTCACTGTTAGTTTCACCGCGCCAACGTTGGCAGGAAATAGCAATTATGTTTTGCCGCCAACATTTCCCAGCATTAATGGTTATATTTTAGGATCATCAACACTTGGCGTAATGACGTGGATTGCGAATACAGCAGGCTCAATGGTGAGTGTCGTTGGTACAGCTAATCAACTAAATGTTGATGCTACTGATCCGCAAAATCCTATTTTATCTTTATCATCGACTGTAAATTTACCCGGCACTTTTAACATACAAAGCACAACAGCTATCAATGCGATTCTTGACGAAGATAACATGGTATCTAATAGCGCTACCGCTGTACCAACTCAGCAAAGTGTAAAAGCTTACGTTGATACTGCAGTTGGTGGTGGAAGTTTAACGTGGTCAGAACAAACAGGAACGACTCAAGCCATTGCAGTACAAAACGGCTATATTTTAAATAATGCCGCGCTGGTAACTGCAACACTTCCTGCAACGGCGGCAATAGGTCAAATTTTCGAACTTGTTGGCAAAGGCGCTGGATTATTTAGGCTTGCACAAAACGCGTTACAAACCGTGCATATATCCGGTGACTCAACAACAGCTGGCGTTGGTGGCTCGTTAACAGCAGTTGATAGGTACGCTAGTTTACAAGTGATATGTATCACAGCGAATACAAATTTTGTTGTTAAAGCGTCCGCCGGTAATTTCACTTTAGTTTAGTAGGGGTTTTAAATGACAGTAAATTCCATCGGTCTAGATATACCTGTACCCGTTTTTAAGGGCGGAACTGGCGTAACTTCGCTAGGTTTTCCATGCCAAGGTAGACTAACGATAACGACAGGCGTACCCGTTACTACCGCAAATGTAACAGCAGCAACTACACTATTTTTTACGCCTTATTTTGGATCAACGCTTGCACTGTATGATGGCACAAGATGGAATCTGTATTCTTTTACGCAACTTTCTATCGCTGTACCTGCAACGACCGCAACGTTATATGATGTTTTTGTTTATGACAATGCCGGCACGTTAACACTTGAACTTACTGCATGGTCAAGTGCTACCGCTAGAGTAACTGCAATTGCATTTCAAAATGGCGTTTACGTTCGATCTGGCGCGACAACTCGAAGATATTTAGGCACTTTTAGAACTACGGCAGTTAGCGGACAGACAGAAGATTCAACTGCGAACAGGTTTCTTTGGAATTATTATAATCGAGTTGTAAAGTCATTAACAAGAGTTGAGACTACTGCAAGTTGGACGTATTCAACAAATGTTATACGACAAGCAAATGCAAATGTATTAAATCAAATTAATTTGATCACAGGCGTGTCAGAAGATATTGTATCTTGTAATCTTAAACACACTTGCAGTCTAGCAACTAACAATGCAAATAATATTGCAGGTATTGGCCTCGATTCTATAGTCGCTTTTGTAGCGGGTGACACGACTGGCATTGCATTAACAGGATCATTGGCTGCCGATACTTTGCTGAAACAATTTAACCAGACTTGGAATGGTTACACTGGAATAGGTTATCATTATTTTTCATGGCTAGAGATTGCACCCAGCAACTTACCTACAGTGACTTGGTGGGGTATAGTTAGTGGCTCGCCGTCATCGGGCATCACAGCAAATATTTTATGCTAAATCTTGGAGAATGACATGCCATTACAAGATAGTTTAGACGAAAAAGTTAGATTAGTAAGCCCAATTGCTGGTATTTCATTTGGTGATTTAAATGATAAACGAACGTGGCGCATAGACTTTGATGAGTCAGCAACACCACAACAAAAAAATGCAGCTAAAGACGTAGTTGATAATTTTGTTTATGATGACGAGGAAAAAGAAAAAGACAAGTTAAGACAGCTTGTAGATAAAGTTAAAAGCGATCCGCTTTATCGTCGTGAATATAAGCTTTATTTATCAACTAATCCTTCCGCCACATTTAAAGATTTTATTGTGTTTTTAGAAACATTTTAAAAGAATAAATGACTTATAAATTAACTTAAAAAGGAATGATCGATGGGTACATTAAATCTTGAAAGAATCAGCTTGGGTCAAGTTGGCGTTAAACCGGGATCTGTTAAAATGGTATCAAGCGCAAATCTTGCGACTGTTACATCAACGGGATATTTAAACGGCGTAGGCAATCAGATTCAACCAAGCCTTTTATTAGCACCTTCCGATGTAATCGAGTGTTTATATGATTACAACGAAATAACAGACACGGGAAAATTAATTTATTTGCAGCCACTTATTGTTAACAAACTGATTACGCTTGTGGCGTGGGTTAACTCCGCATCATACATAGCAGTGCCAATTACCGCGGCAGAATTCAACGGCATGTATGCAGCACCTAAGTTATTAGTCCCAGCTCGTGGCGCAAATACTTTGTTAGTGTTGGATAAAGTGCAATTGTTGATGACTTACAATTCTGCAAATTACGCTGCAGGTGGTGTTACTGCGATTCAGTACGACAGCACCGCAAACGGCGCTGGTGTCATTGCTTCAAGCACGTTAGCGGCTGCTACTTTTCAAGATGCTGCTAGCACTGCGTGGAACTTTAATGCGGGCGTAGTAGCTGAGACGTTTAGCACTTGCGTGAACAAGGGCTTATACTTATCAAACATTACTACTGCATTTACAACGGGTAATAGTGCAATGGTAGCCCATGTTTGGTATAGCGTTATTCCGACTGTTTAAGTTTTACTTTATAAAATAAAAGGGGCTGTAAAAGCCCTTTTTATTAAGCATATGGTGCGTCCGACAGATAAATGTTTTTGTAAAAGATCAAGTGCAAAGGCTATTCAGTAAGCCACCTTTTTTTCCATTTTTTATCAACCAAGTTGTTTTCGATAAGCACAATTAAAAGATTAGCTATTGCGTTTGACATGTTTTCATCTGCTTTAGCAATAATTCTTTGATCATAATATCTAGCGCAATACAACGTTTTACCGCATGTAATGCTATGCACTTTTATTATTTCAAAAAGCGTGCTGTTTATTTTTGTCATAGCCATCTCTGCTAACTCTGTTGCTAAAAATGCTGAGTATCGAGTTTTCCTTGCATTTTTGCCTTCATCTTGACCTAAATCCCATTGGCCTTTATCTTGTAAATCTTTTAATTGATCTAAACTTAAGTCATCATCGAAATGATTGAATGCACTAAAGTAAAAATGGCTTTCTTGTTTTACTTTTAGTAAGTAAAGTTTTTTACTCAGATCACGACTAGTAACGTGCGTTGATATGTCGGTCATGCTTCATCCTTACTTTGTGAATCTAACTTTTCATTTTCCATTTTGTTACTCTTTTTTTCTACCTATCCCAAGACTTAGACCCCGACCCAGACCCAGACCTAGACCTAGGCCTAGGCCAAGGCCAAGACCCAGACCTAGACCACGACCTACACCAACATCCAGACCAAGACCTAGACCTAGACCTAGACCCAGACCGAGAGCATGTACCAATATCAATTATCTTCATCATCGTGTCCTCGACCCCGACCTAGACCTAGACCTAGACCTTGACCTAGACCAAGACTCAGACGCAGACCAAGACCCAGACTCAGACCAAGACTTAGACACAGCCCCAGAAACAGACCCAGACATAGACCAAGACTTAGACACAGCCCCAGAAACAGCCCCAGAAACAGACCCAGACATAGACCAAGACTTAGACTTAGAACCAGACCAAAACCGCGAGCGAGTATTAACATTAAATAGCTGCATCATTTTTATTGTTGCTTTGTAGGAACTGGGTGCTTCCATATTGTGGCGTCTACAATTGATGCACGATTTACAATAACTTGATCAACAAATGGTTCTACTTCGTTTAGTTTTCCGGTTTTAAGTGCATCGTGAAATCTGCCAGAATCCGCGATCCACACAGCATTACCAAGTAACATTTCTTTCTCGTTAATTGCTATCAAGTTACCGATCAAATGCATTGTAACAGTGCGGATAAAATAAGAATTTCCAACACACCAAAAATCATCACAAACATCAAGCTTCGCTTTTAACATCTCAACTAACTGAATTACTTCTTTTAATTTCATTTCTTCAAGCATTTTTATTTATCCTTTATTTTTTGTTACTCTATCGGTTTACTTCCGTTATCTTGATCTGCTAACACAATTGCTTTTATTGCCCACATAATGCATTGCTCAAGATTAGTCATTGCTAGTGACATCTCACGGTTTTTAACTTTCAGGAAAACTTCTTCTATCGATTCCGCCATTACTTTAATGTCTACAATCAATCCAGTGTTTTTTGGGTGCATCGGGTTATACTCTTTTCTAAATGTATCTTTCATTGTGTTGATCCTGTTTAAAAATTTTCTATTTTATTTATTAGCTCTTCAAGATGAAGGTGCACAGCTGACCCTGCCTGAATTGATAAACCTGTATCCCAAATGTGAATACAAGCTTTCACAAAAAGGTGAATAGATTCATTATTTTTTTGTTCTCGTAAAAAAGTCGCATCGCAATTACAAAGTTTTGCAACTGAGACCATAAAAAGATCTTTATTACATTCGCTTCGGCCAGTTGGGTCATATATGCCATTTAAGTTAGTGTAATCGCTAAAAAATATATCTTGTGAGTCTTTATATACAAAAAGCATTTGCGTATGTATGTTAGCTTTTTTTGGATTGGGAAAAAAAGCTACTACATCTTTCCCAGATCGTGTAACAACTTTATCGCCCGCCATAGCTCGTTCTAAATTAAATGATTCCAATTTCATTCTGCACACCCTATTTCTTCAAGTAGTTCTTTTGCATCGCACACCTCGCAAATTGTACCCACACAAACAAGACACATATGATTTTTACTAGCCTGAGCCTTCACAAAATTTAGCAACTTTTCATATCTTTTAGCTTTANTCGGCGTCATTCCAGCGTTATCATAAAATAGTAAGAAACGCTTAACCGTGTCATCAGTACCTTGTTTATAGCCAGCATTATAAGCAGCTTTTATATTTCTGTTTTCAAACTCTAGACCGCTATGGCTGCATTCTTTTTTAGCCATTATTCACCTACAATTTTATATTTTTTATTAATCATTAAATTCATTTTTTTAAAATTTGACGACTGGCAGGAATTGCACCCGCTGCAAGCGCATTAGCTTTAAGCTGCTGCTGTTATAAGACCCAGTACCCGAAGGCATAAAACACTACTTAGCTGGTATCTATCCGCTTTTAAAACAGTTTATTTTATGTGTCGCTGTCCACATCGCAATCGTCATACTTATGAGCATTACTACTCATCACTTCCAACGCTCCACGTCTTTGGAATTCCGTCTTTTAACCTAGTTGCTAAACCCACGCACTTGTTTCAGGCTTACTGCTTCTGAGCCTTCAAAAAATTCTTTGCTAAAGTCACGCACTTTATAGACATCAATATCGTTACAGCTAAAAATATTGATAAATGCTAAATTTTGTTCGTTTTCAAAGTGAGCTGTCATGCATGATGTTTCTAAAAGCTGCACCATCGAAAATCCTTCTTTTTTCCCTTCACCAAAATTTACGATTTGACAGTCGCCTATACGCTCAAGTTGCATTAGCTTGCAAAGCTGCAGCACGTAATCTTGAATTTTTTCTTTGCTTCGGATTGAGTCAGCATTACAATCTCGTATATCTATAGTAGCAAAACTGTTCACTATATACTCTCCTTTTGAGAATTGGCTAAAGTTCTTCGCCGCGTTAGATTTTTAACGCTGCGCTCATCAATCGCATAAAAAGTGCCAACTTTTCGACATTTTATTAAACCTTCGCGTATCAATCTACGAACTTGAGACGTTGAAAAACCGTATATTTTTGCTACCTCGCTCGTGCTGAGTAGTGCCATTTACTTGCTCCATTACTGCCGCATGCAGTTTGTGATTTTATGCGTGTATCAAACATAAAATTATGTTTAAATAAAATAGTAAAATCATGCTGTACTCCTTCCATGCGATACAGATAGCGCCCCCATGGCGCTTTTCTGCTTTTGACTTTAATTAATTTCGCCTGTTTCTGCATTTACAAAACCTTCCAGCTTTGGTGCTGATTTAGCTGCGATTAGCTGATTTACTCGTTCGCTTGCTGATGTATCGTTTTCTTGTGTGCGAACTATTTTAAAAACTTCTTCGGGCTTAAGCATACCGTCTTTTAAAGCTGTACCCATGCCGATAAGCGCTGTCAAATCATCAGCGGTAAACTCAGCAAAGTTGGTTTTACCGAAATAATCGAACATTTCGCTTTGATTGATACCCATTTTTACTAGCTTGCTCACTACTGCTGTCACTTTAGCGCTTAACGTTTTAACGTCACCCACACTATAATCAATCGCTTTTTGATATATTTTTCTGACCAAAGCTTTTGGTATTACTTTAAAAATCGCGTTTCGTAAAGCTTTAGCGCTTGATGCTTTAGTAAGCATGACTTGCATATCTGCGCTTGCTTGGTATCCGCCTTTACCGTCTTTTTGTCCAAAAATGATGCTAACAGTATCTTGCATAGCAATTTTAACGTTGGTTTCTAAATCCCAGCACACACCTTCTGTTGTAATTGTTCGCCCATCATTTGAGACTATTCTAGTCGCAGCATGTAAGTTGCCCCAAGCGCTTGCAACGATCTCAGCTAGTCTTACTGACTCGCCTTTAATCACAATGGTGCTTCCTTTGTCTTTGCGCGGTAAAGCATAAAAGCAGCTTTGTGCAGTCTCTTCGTCAAGCGTTGCAAGCTGTGTCGCGTAAGCAATCGCTTTGTTAATATCACGCGGATAAGCTTTAGCAGTTGTTATCTGTGTATCTAATGCAGCGCGAGCTAAAACGCTGGATTCTTGTACGATTAATTCTGTCATTTTTATTACTCCTGATTAAAATTTTTCAACCCAGCTTGGCAGCGAAACTGTTGTAGTTTTATATCCCTGCCATTCGCCATTTTCTTTGGATGCTTTAAATTTTATTAAAGTATTTTTAAAGATGCTACGCGCTGTTTCGAGCGCAGTTTCATCTAGTATATACACAGCTACACAAAAAGGAAAAGTCTTCTCCACTACGATAAAAGCATGGTTTTTAACTGCTTTGCCCGTTGCGTGTAGGATCCCCTCAAAATTCATTGCTGACTGCATGTGATATCCATACTTGACCATTGAGCTTATAAATGACCTTTCATCAGCTGACGCTGCAGTTTTTAAGTCGACAGTCATATCATCGTGCCAAATATCCGGCCGAGTCTTGCAAAGTACATCAGTGTGAGGATCGCGCCAAAAAATTGAGTTTTCGTAAACGGCGCCTTTGATTAAATCGCTTGCTTGCGGGTGTCGTTCAACGCTTTCTTTCATAGCAATTAAAATTTCGTGATGCTTTTTGCTTAATACAATTTTTCCTCTGCTTGATGACTCAAACAGATTTTTTGCAAATATCCTGTTTTGTTCTTGCCGAAATTTAATCTCTTTATTTGCTTCAAACATTTCTTTGCCTGATGCATCACCAAATTCCGCTTTTAGATCTTTTAAAAGCGGAAAATCATCAAGTTCTGGCAGCGGTATATTGTCCACAATGTATTCTTTTTCAAATAACTCAGGCTCTAGCAGCATAGTATGAAACGCACTGCCAAAATTCATTGCTTCTGTTGCTTCAACAATCGGCCTTTTTTCGTTCAGGTAATGATTCCAATAAATTTCAGGACACATTCTAAACTTCATCAAACCCGACCTGCTGACTCCTTCTGAAGCGTGATATTGCTCGTTCGGTAAATCTTTTATAACGCCTAACATTTTATTTCTCCAATTTTGTAAAACGTTTTAAGTTGCGCCTATTATACATTGTTATAGCGCACGGCTACAAGCGTTAAATAATGTCAATTTAATTATAATTTTTGCTTGTTAAAAATTTCTTGTCCTAGATGATCAAAAGCAAGCCTTACAGCCATTTGCGCTCTATTCTCAAATTCTAACCAAGTGACCAACTTTTTCTCATCAACTTTGTATTGCGAAAATTTTGATATTGCTATCGCGTATGCCATTACCATTTCTTCAAGCAAGTACGGGTCTTCGCATCCTTTTTGGGCTTCTTTTTGACACACTCGCATTATAATTTTGCTTATTCTTGCGCTTATTCTTACAGCTTTTTCAAGTATCGATATAATTTGATCGTCTTGTAATTGCATTTTTTCCATTACTTTTACCTTTTTATTTTTTGCAGTAAATACATTTTGTCCCTACACTATAACTCTTGCAAATTAAACACCTAAAATAATTACTAACATTTTTTAAATACGCCATCTTTTTTGCCTTATATATAAAAATTATTGATACTAAAACAATTAACCAAATATGTGACAAAACCTCTAAAAAGAAATTAAGCATGTGAACCTCTTAAATTGTATTAATATCTTGTTTAAAATATCCCAGTAGGATGTTTAACTCACTAAGAAATTTATTTAAAACTTTAGAAGCTTCGCAAGACTTAACGTCAGGGCTGCTTTGTGAAAAAAGAAAATCAAAGTATATCTCTAGTTTTGCTTTGTCTGGCAAGCGTGCAAGCCTAGCATCTTCTTTCTTAACGTCTCTCAATCTTTTTTCTTCTTTCATTTTTTCATCAAGCAGCGTTTTAGCTTTTACAGCTTCTTCTGCTTCTTTCTTAGCAATGACTTGCTGTTCCTTCTGCCACTTAGCTTTATCAATAGCGTCTCTTTCAGCCTTTAACTCGTCTTCTTTGGCCTCTTGTTCGCGTGCGATTGCATCTAGTCTTACCCGCTCGTCCTGCAGCGCTTGTAGCTGTGCTTCAATTTTTTCTTTATTTATGCGCATAGCTTCATCCTGCGCTGCAGCTGCAGCAGCAATCTTTTCAAGACTAAGCTTTTCATATTCTTGCCAAGCATTAAAGTGCGGTTTAACCGTTTCAATAACTAAATTAAAATCATGGTCGCTATCTGTTGATACTTTGTAAAAACTGTAAGTGTGTTGATAATTTTCAAAGCTTACAGCAAAATTGGATATATCTTGTGCCGAGTATCCTAATGCTGATAATTCCATGCTTCTTAAATGATACCTAGCCTGTTTTGCTTCCAGTTCTGCCTGTTTTATTTTCTCTTTTTCTTCTTTGTATGCATTTTCTTGAGATGACAAAAAAGATTCGAGCGGCGTAAAAAGATCAGTTATTCTTTTTGCTTCTTTGCTGATCGCGCGATTAAAGTCTAGCGCGTCAGCTATTAATTCTTTTCGCTTTTTTTCTACTTCTACTCTGTAACCTTTTACTACAATCCTCGCAGTTCGTACTGCATCATAGCCCGCAACATCATCAATGCCTTGAATCGTAAGCATGCTGTAATCAGCATTTAGTTTTGCAATAGCTGAATCAGTGACGTTAAATTTTTCTAGTTCTTTGTCTATAAATGTTAAATTTTTCATTTTTTACCTATTCCAAAATTTTTAAAGCTTCGGTTTCTGTTTCATAGCCTTGCGGCTCTATCATGCCGCAATCGGTCGTCAACCAAAACGGACAAATGCTAAAATCAAAATCTTTCCAGTATGAAGCGCATTCGTGACCATTTATATCTACGTCACAATAATGACGTGAATTTTCGCAGTCGGGGCAATGACCGTCCCACATTGTTTGATCGCCTATCATCTCTTCAGCTGTACATAAAAACACACCGCTTTGAATTTCTTTCATGACTACACCTTTTTTTGTTTTATTTTGAAAAATCACCTCAGCGCGCTTGTAAACGCGCTGTCGTTATCACTCGTAAATTTTTTGTTCGTCACTTCGGTTTTTTTGAAGTTGCTCAAGCGTTTCCCACGTTTTATCTTCAAAGCAACAAAGTTCGGGTAAATTGTCATTTAACGCGTCATAAACTTGCCGCAATTTTTCGATTGTATCGATTGCACTGTAAATTTCTTTTACGTCTGCTAAAAACGTTTGCATGTACTCAAAGTCATCTAGCTCTAAATCGTAAAGACTATTGATCTTTATCAAAAGCTCATGAGTACCGCCAGTTTCGCTCAAATCCAAGTCTTCGTGCGGGCAATCTAAATCGTCATTATAAAAAAATTCGGCCGTTTGATACGCTGCTTTAAAAGCAGTACCGTTTATTATAATATCGTTAAAAACATCTAGATTACGTAGCGCGTAAAAACCAAAAGATTGATTGCCAGCAATCGTAGAACTGTAATAAATATCTTCATAGCGTGTAGTTTCAATTTTTAATTTTTCTGCTTTGTTCATTTTAAACTCCTTCTTTTTGCTTAGGCGGTATGCCTTATCGCAAGAGCATAATGCCATATCTTACGCTCGCATGCAAGCGTTAATTATAGGTTTTTTCTTAACCGTTACCGTTACCTGAACCGTAGCCTGAACCAAAAGCGCAACCGAACCCGTCACCGTGACCAATTCCGTAACCATCACCTGATCCAAAACCGGTTCCGTTTGATCGGCAGTTACCTGATCCAAAACAAAAATTGTCATTGTAATCGTAACCAGCGCCGTCTCCTGACCCATCCTCGCTACCACAACTTGGATCGTAAATAAAATTTTCAAAAATTGAATTTAAATTTCCCAGATTTTCATTTTCCATATTTTCTAGTCCTTAACCATTCCCGTACCCGCAACCGTCACCGGAACCGGAATCGCAACCGTCACCGAAACCAATCCCGTTCCCGAAACCGTCACCGGAACCATCACCGCAGCCTGAACCATCACTTTCATCGTCACCGTAACCGTCACCGTAACCCCAACCGTCACCGTTACCGTTACCTTCACCTTCACCGCAACCGTAACCATCACCGCAGCCGGAACCGTTGCCAAAACCGTCACCGAAACCGGAACCAGAACCGTCACCGTATGTTATTATTTTTTTCATATTTTAATCACATCCCGTGCCGTCACCGTCACCGCAACCATTCCCGTAACCGTTACCATAACCGGAGCCGGAACCGTAACCGCCACCACACCCGTCACCGGAACCGTACCCGTCACCGGAACCGTAACCGTAACCGGTACCGCAACCGTTTCTGTATCCGTAACCGGAACCGTCACGTGAACCGTAACCGGAACCGTGACCGTGTCCGTAGTGCCAATTTAAATTTCCCATTTTCTAGTCCTTTTTGTTAACCTTAACGTAAACCGAAACCGGAACCGGAACCAGTGCCGTACCCGAAACCTTCACCGTGACCGTAACCCGAGCCGTCACCGTCAACGAAACCGGCGCTATTTCCAGCGCCGGTGCTATTACTTACATCGCCCATATTTTCACGGCTTTTATGTTTGCGCGTGCTTCATCTGTGCAATCTAAAATTTCAACGGCCTCTAGCAGTTCAACGCGCGTGACTTCGCACGGAAACATACAATCATCAGGTTTTTTCACGCCTTCCATTGCCAGTTGAGAAAGCGAAGCGGCACCCGACCATTTCCACAGGCGCCTAGCATTGCGCAAAACAACTTCGCGACCGTTCCGTGATTCTAAAATCCCTGCAAAAACTCCGGCGGAGTAGGTTCTAACAATGACATACCGTTCAACAGTTAAATTTTCGCTCATTTTTGTATCCTTAAAGTTAAGTTAAAATAATCACTCCAGCGCGCTAATGTAACGCGCTGGCGTTATTACTCAATTTTTTTCAACAGTGTATTTATCCCAGTCGCACATTTCTTCTT